ATTGTAACTTATCAACAAGGACTTCTCTATCCAACAAGGGATCTGAAATATCAGTATGGTGTAAACCATACTGAATATATAGATCTTTGAAGTAGAGTGGCGACTTAATAAATTCAAATAACGATTTCGGTCCTAATGGACTAAAATCATGACTTGGACCTATTAACTTTTTTGCAAACTCTGCTACTCCTATCTTAGACACCAAAGATTTCGATAAATTAATATCGACACCTAAGTCTGTCATAAGCTTAAGATAAGCAGAGGCAACAATAGGGTCAGCGATAACAATATCATCGCCAAGTAGAGCGTAGTCTTCGAATCAGGTTTTTCAACCGACTCGTTGAGCCGCGATCTGTACTATAGCGTGATGTGTCAAGGCTAACATCGCCCAAGAGGAAAGAGCTCCCATTGGTTGTCCTACAGCATAACGGTATATACCGTTAGACTGAGGAAATTGTGTAGTTTCTAGGGAATAATCCCTATCCACTAACAATTGCTTTCAAGCTTCTGCCGTATCTCGATTTTCAAAGAGAGCAGCCAGAAGATCTACTTGCAAATCAATGGGGAGTCTGTCAGTTGCAGCGCTCAAATCATAACTGTAAAGTTCCTTAAGACCTTTATCAATAAGCCTTTTAACAGGTTTCAATTGATCAAAAGTCCCATCACTCGGAATCTGCTTAAGAATATTAAACAGATTCTTGTGAAGAGGAGCTAACAGTGACTGAGTTCAAGCGTCTACAATTGCAAAGACTCTAACCTTTCCTGCGGGTTCTTGTTTAAGAGCTAACTTACCCACTTTTAGCCGGCCTACTCCTCCATTAGGAATTCAAAACTTTAATAGATCATCAATTTCTTGATTACTATAAAAAGTAGATATCTCCTGATGAAGTTTATCAATAAGAACCTGACATTTCGTATTTATTGCAAACACAGTAAATGCGTTAAGAAGATTAGGATACCGCGTTAGAGCTAATGCATCTAACGGATATCCCAATAACTGGTTCTTATGATTTGGGCCAGCTGTGGTTAAAGTTATAAGTCGGCGGTTAACAACAAAAGGACTTCTGTCCGCACTAAAATAGCTATTTGTCTTTTTATCGACAAATAACCGTTTTAGCTGTTGCACTACTGAAATTATCTCTGGAGTAGTTTTAAATACTCCTTTGAAAGGACTAGTTATAGTCTCTAACTTCAGTTTTGGACACGCCGGCATAACTCTAAATACCGACAACACAGTCAAGACCACCTTAATAATCTTTGGGTCTTTTGCCTCCATACGGAGACGGAGATCACCAGGGAAAATTAATGGTAATCCACGACGTACAGCTACCCTCGGTTCATCAGAACTCGAAGCTAGCTCTCCCGCAATATGCTTTTGACTAAGTCTCAAGCA